AGACTCGCGCATGAAATATCTACGATGGCTGAAAGACACGCTCACGAGTTGGCTAAGGCCCAGATTGAGGTTAATAAGGAAGAAGCTAAATCGTCTTCGATGTTTGTTTCTGGATGGCGGCCAGCGGTTGGGTGGATATGTGCTACAGGAATGGGATTTAATTTTATATGCGTCCCTCTTGGGACTTTTGTTTGTGCTGCTGCTGGCGTGGATATTCATTTTACCCCTTTGGATATAAGCGAGATGATGCCAGTGTTGATGGGTATGCTTGGGTTAGGGGCTATGCGCTCATTTGAAAAGACTAAAGGCGTGGCGAGGGAAAAGTAATGGCTATTAATTTAACTCTTGGTGGATTGCCGGAAAGAGAAGGTGATCTAACTAGTGGACAAAAGAGTCAGCTACAGCTGCTAAAAGACAAAGGAATAGTAACTGGTGGCGGTGATCTTAACACAGAAAACTTGAGCAGAAGCCAGTTGTTTGATTACGTTTCTGGTGGTTTTGGTTTGGGCGATAATGAGCTTCATAAAAAGTTAAGAAGCCAAGCTGACGCTGCTTTTTCGGCAAGCAAAGGCCAGCGGTCTAGCGGGATGCTTACGCTTGGCGGGCTTCCAGAAAGAACTGAGGTTGCTCAACAAACAACTCAAACGCAAAACGTAGCAACTCAAGATCCTTTGAGCAATGCTGTAGACCCCAATCAAAACTTTATAGACCTGTTAAACGCTTTGGGGTTGTACTCATTGCTTGGTTTGTCTGGCCCGGCAGAAATGCCTACTGCATCACCTAGTTTTTATCAGCCACAAGGGATGCTTATGCCTCAAGGAACTTTTGGTGTGGCTCCCGTGTACCAAGGTTACTTGCCTTCACTAATTACCCAACCGGGATCTTTTGCTCAAAGAAACGGAATGCTGTCTCAATTGCTTGGTATGTAGGCATATATAAATGGCTGAAAAGTTTGTAACAGAAAGCGAATTGTTTAATGGCGACCCGTCATTAACGGAAAGTAGCGTTGACGATAGCGAGCGCACTTATACGTTTTATAAAGGTGATGAAACAACGCCTAAGCCCGGAGATTATATCTTTAATCAAGAAGGGTATATGCAGGCTACTGAAGATGAAATACGAGACTATTACAATCAGGCTACTAATCTTCAAAAAACCTTTGGCAGCTTTGATCGCTACATGGAATACATGAATGAACGCCAGGATTTAATTGACTCTGGTGAATATGATCCCGGTAGCTATGGTCAAATAGTAGACACAGGAATGGTTCAAAATGTTGATGGAACGATGATTGACCCATCAGACATTCAAAACCTTTCGCGTAATGATTTTATATCTAAGTACGGCCTTGACCCTTCTGAAGTAGAAATAGTTAAAACGGAAACTGGTGCCGATAGAACCGCAGGCTATAGAGATTGGATAGGCTCAGAGTCAGTTCAAGAGCTTAATAAAAAATATGGAATTCCAGATGTAAGAGCCACTGATGATGGCCGGGAGTATATGTGGAATGGAACTGCTTGGGTAAAATCTAAAGAGCCAGAAAGTTTTGATTTTGGCGATGTGGCTAAGATTGTAGCTGGAGTTGGGATGACCGTTCTTGTTGGCGGGGCTGTAGCCGGAAAGCTGGCAGGCGCTCTTGCAAACGCAGGCATGTCTCAAGCAGCAGCTACCGCTGCGGCAAACGGGATAGTTAGTGCTACAACGCAGTATTTAACAACAGGTGATGTTGATTTAAAGCAAGCAATAATAAGTGCTGCTGGTGGTTATCTGAGTGAAGCAGGCGTTGGCAATCTGCTTGGTGATTCAGAGGTTGGCAAAGCTCTTTCTGATGTTGCTGATGCGGCCCAAGAAAAGATAAAGATATTCCAAGAAGCTATTAGCACTGGCAGCGAAATAGCAGATGCGGCTATACAAGCAGGAGGAATGTCTATGCTTGTTGGCCTCGTAGAAAATGGCGAAGTTGATCTTAAGCAGGCACTGGGGGCTGCGCTTATAGCTGGTGGAGCGCAAGGATTGCAGGAACTTTCTGCAGGCGTTGGCTTGAATGAAGATGAATTGCAGCAATTCTTTAACGAAGACGATGAACTACGACAAGCAGCAATCGATGCCGACATCAAAGACCCATTCTTAAACCCTAATTACTCATCAGTAGGTGATGGCCTAATAGTAGACACAGATGGCAATGTGTTTAACTACGACGGCAGTAATGTAGGGAATATGAATGAGTTAGATATTAATAACGATGGAATGCTTACCGGGTCTGACTTACAAGAAATAAATGTAGATGCCCAGCAGCGCGTTGACACTGACGCAATGGGCTTGCAACCGTGGGGCAGTTTAGATGATTCATACTCTGGTGCTCAGGTAGATATATATTCAGATGAGTCTGGAAATTTATATGATGCTAGCGGTAATCAAATAGGCGAGGTAACACTAGGAAAGGAAGGGGTTGTTACTGTCAATGGGGAAGACTTTATTGTATCTAGCGATGTTCAAGATAGCGGTGTTATAGATTTTGAACAGCAGACAGGATCAAAAATACTAGAAGGATCCGAGCCTGTTTATTATAGCTCTGATACAAATACCTATAGAGACAGCGGAGAGGCTGTATCAGACGAGCATGGGTATTATTTGGTTCGTGGGGAAGATGGCATTATTTACATTACAGATGGTAATGCTATAGAAAAGTATAAGGGTGGGAATTATGGCGGTGACGATCCGTTAATTAATGATACGCTTGAGTCAATGTACAATGAAAAGTCTTTGGCGTGGCAGCACATACACGGTGGCGGCACTCTACCTAATGGCCCCGGAGTTGACCAGACAACAGGCCAAGTTATTTTTCCTGAACAAATAACAGAAACACAACAAGAGCAGGTTACAGATCAAGGCGGCGGCGGAGGCGTAACTACTGATGTTGGCGGTGGAGACGGCGGCAGTCAAGGCGGGCCTGAAACTATTGTTGGGCCTACTACACAAATAGATGATCCTGTAGTTCAAAGCATAGCCAGTCAAACTGGATTAAGCCCAGTAGAAATCTTAACTGCCATTAACTCAGGTCTTACGGAAAATCAAATAATTGATATGGCTGATTCAGGAACTGTATCAAGCACTGACGTTTCTATTTCTGGCGGTGGTACAACAGCAGTTGTAACAGGCGCGGAGGGCGGTGGAAACATTGCATCTGGCGGCGCTATTACCGGGGGTGGCGGTGAGTCTGGAAATGGCGGCATTGGCGGCGGAGGGTCTGGATCTGGCAGCATTGGGGGGCAAGGAGGCGGAGGCGCTATTGGAGGCGGAGTCGAGTCTGGCAGCGGACTTGGGGGCGGTGTAGATAATGGCGGTGGTGGTGGAGAAGGCGGCGGAGAAGGCGGCGGAAAAGGCCCCGGCAGTGGGCCGGGAGAGGGCGGAATAGATCAGCAAGACCGTCGCTCTGGATTTTCTACTGACTTTGAGCCATATTCTGCTTCTTTGTTTTATGAAACGCCAACAATTTTAAACATAATACAAAACAAACAAACAGATTATGTTGCTCCTCTGGACAGCATTATCAATAAAGGAATGTTTACAGGAAGAGCTGTATGACATATTTAGAGCTAGTGAACAACGTCTTGAGGCGTATGCGTGAAGACGAGGTATCTACAGTAGGGCAGACTACCTACAGCAGTATGGTAGGAGACTACATCAACGACGCTAAGAAGCTAGTAGAGGCTGCTTGGGACTGGTCTGGTTTACGTACCACTCTTACTGTTACAACTACTGCTGACATCTTTAATTACATACTAGTAGGAAGCCAGAACCGTGTTAAGGCGCTCAACGTCATCAATGATACTGACAATGTTTTTATGGAGTACCGTCCTGCTACATGGTTTGATGATAAATACCTCAATCAAGATCCCGTTAGCGGCTCGCCTGCGTACTACACTTACAACGGGGTGGACTCTAACGGAGATTCGCAGATAGATATTTACCCAAAGCCTGACGGTGTTTACACCATTAGGTTCAACTGTATCTTCCGTAGTCAAGACTTGAGTGCTGACGGGGATGACGTAACGATTCCTCCTTATCCTATTATTCACTTAGCTATAGCCATGCTTGCGCGTGAGCGTGGAGAAACTGGTGGTACATCTGCTCCCGAATACTTTGCTATTGCAGATACGTACCTGTCTGATGCTATCGCTCTGGATGCTCAGAAGCACCCTGACGAAACTATTTGGTATACACCATAATGGCGCAACCACTGCAAAGCATTAACCTAGTTGCTCCTGCGTTCAAGGGGGTAAACACTGAGGATTCTCCTCTGGCGCAAGATCCAGCGTTTGCTGAGATTGCTGACAACGCAATCATCGACAAGCGTGGACGTATTGCTGCGCGCAAGGGAATCAACCTTGTTACTACTGACGCAACAGAACTTGGCTCTGATCGTATCCACAAGATCCATTACTTCTATGATGCTGCTGGTAACGAGAAGCTGTTTAGTGCAGGTAACAACAAGATACTGTCAGGTGACGCAACGCTCGTTGATGAGACTCCCGCTGCCTACAGCATCACGGCTAACAACTGGAAGATTGTAAACTTTAACGACAAGGCTTACTTCTTCCAGCGTGGGTACGATCCTTTGGTTTACGACAATGCTACAGGTCTTCGTACATTTACTGTGGTTAATGGTACAGCTACGGCAGCTACATTGAAGTGTCACGAGGCTCTAGCAGCCTTCGGTAGACTGTGGATTGTTGATAACGCTACAGATGCCAATGTTATTTATTGGTCTGACTTGCTTAACGGAACTGATTTTAGCGGTGGCTCAAGCGGTTCTATTGATGTATCTAAGGCATGGCCTGATGGCTTTGACGAAGTACGCGCACTAGCAGCACATAACAATCTGTTAATTATCTTTGGTAATCACAGCATCCTTGTTTACCAAAACGCTGACTCACCTGCGTCTATGTCTTTGATTGATACGGTTGCTGGTGTTGGTTGTATCTGCCGCAACTCAGTACAGCACATAGGTACAGACGTACTGTTTATGGCTCACTCAGGACTGCGTAGCTTTGGCAGGGTAGTGCAAGAGAAATCAATGCCGTTGTCTGACCTAAGCCGTAACATTAAGAGCGAACTGTCTGCGTTGATTGAGAACAGGACAGAGCCTACTGCGTCTGTGTACAGCCCAGAGAACTCGTTTTACCTGATTACGTTCCCTGCCGAAAACACCACCATTTGTTTTGACTTAAGAGGTAGGTTAGAAAACGGAGCTTACCGTGTTACTCGCTGGCCTTCTGGTAAATCAAAGGCGTGGCACAGGAAAAACGACGGTACGCTTTACACAGGCACAGTGTCAGGCATAGGTACTTACTTTGGATATCTGGACGAAGGTGAATCGTATCGTTTTAAGTACGTTAGCCCCGGATTAACTTTTGGTGATCCTTCGCGTACTAAGTTTTTAAAGAAGATTAGACCAACCCTTGTTGGCGGTGGTACAGAAACTGTATTCCTTAAGTGGTCATACGACCTAAGCGATAACTTTAAGTCTGAGTCTTTTCAGCTGGGTGCTGATACTGCATCTATTGCCTTCTTCAATCAAGGCGCTGAGTACAACATAGCTGAGTTTTCGGGTGGTACTTCTGTTACTCGTAAGTCCATTAACGCTACCAGCGGCGGCACTGTTATTACCGTTGGTCTGGAGGCAGACATGAATGGAAACGAAGTATCTATCCAAGAAATTAATGTATTAGCACTAATAGGTAAAACGATATGATTGCTTTAATTACGCTTGTTCTGGGCGGAGGTGTTTAACATGGGTTGGTTTGAGGATTTAATAAAAGGTGCCGGCACAGCTATTAGCAATATAGGCAGTGGCCTTGTTGACAATGCTGGCTCAGCAGCATTAGGCGGTGCTGGTTTGTTAGCAGCTAATCGAGCCTATGAAAGGCTTGGGGATATTGGAGAGCAAGCCCTTTTGGGCAAAACAGTCGGCGGTCAAAAGATTCCCGGCGCTCTTGATATTGCCCAGATGGGGCTTGAGCAATCAGCATTCCGCCCATTTACTATTAGGTCTGCAACAGGATCTGAGTTTGGCGTTACTCCTACTGAAGGCGGAGGTCTTGCAGCCGCTTTTGGTTTATCTCCAGAAGAAGCAGCATTTCAAAGTAATTTGTTTGGCGGTGCCGGACGTATGTATAGTCAAGCGATGGCTCCTACAGGAGAAAGAGAAGCTGATTTATACGAAAGAATCCGGGGTATACAGTCTCCAGAAGAAGAGCGACAGAGATTGCTCCTTGAGGAAAGGCTTGCTAATCAGGGAAGGCTAGGGGTTAGAAGTAATTTGTTTGGCGGTACCCCAGAGCAGCTAGCCTTGTCGCAGGCTCAAGAAGAAGCTAGAAACAAAGCGGCGCTTATGGCTATCGACCAGGCTCAACGCGAGCAATTACAGCAAGCTCAATTGGGTCAGCAGTTCTTAGCTTCATCCTATTTACCACAGGCTCAAATGCTTAACGTCCAGCAAGGCGCACAGCTGTATCCTCAGCTTGCTCAGCGCGGGCAGCTATATGGGGCTGGGTTGTTTGGCGAGGCTTCGTCTACTGGGCTTAATGCGTTGTTGTCTTCAGCGTTGGGTCAGGCTAATTTAATTGGAACTATTGGCGCTGGCTTGTTGTCCGGCGCTGTTAGATAAGGAGAGGAACTGTGGCTAGATCAACTTTTGGAATTTCCCCTTCTTTAAGTGCAGGGCTTGCTAACCCTGCGTTTCTTCAGGGAATGTTTACTGCTGCTCAACAGGTAGGCGCTGCGCCTTCTGAGTCTCGGCGCAAAAAGCTTCTTGATGAAGAGATGCAAATTTTTAATCAGGGCGTTGCCGCAACTAGGCAGGACGTTGCTGACCCGTCTGCGCTTTCCATGAGAATACGTCAGCTTACAGAGCTACTGCCTCAGGCCTCTAGGGAAGATGCCCTTCGTATCCAGAAGAACATTAACACGCTATCTGACCTTTATGACACAACAAAGCAAACGGCTGATGCTAATAAGATAAGCTCTATCATTTCGGCTGAGAATGCTTTAACAAAACTTAAAGAAGAATCTGGATTTGAAGAGACTGACCAGTTTGCAGGGCCGTTGTCAGATGAGCAATACAATAGACGTACTGCCCGTGATGCTTTAGAAAAAAGAGTTGCGGAATTAAAGTCTGATCCCAAGGTAGCTCTTCAAGTTGAAAATGTAAAGGCTAAACAAGAATATGATGCGCTACAAAGCAAAATTAAATTAAACACAGCAAGAGGTCGGGCTATTTCTATTGACCTTTCAAAGCATAAAATTGGGTCTGCAGAGTTTAGTGCAAAAGCGAAAGAGTATAAAGATGCAGGCTTTGGAATTGCGGTAGATGCAGAAATTTCTCGTCAAGCAACTGCCTTAGAAACCCAAGAAAAAATAAACGAGTTACTGCAAAGCACTTCAGAAATAACAAAAGACGAAAGATCGCGGTTAGAAGCAATGGGGTTGCCCGTCACAAAAACAAACAGAAATAAGATGCTTGCTAAAGATGAGCAAATAACATTTGAAATGGCTTATAGAGATTATAACCCGTTACAAGGACAGGCTGTTGTTGAAACTATTAACTTCTTTTTAGAAAAACTATCTAGAGAAGATGATAGATGGAACGTGTTTAAAAGTGATATTGGCGATGTTGCACAAAGCCTTGATGATAAAGATATACAACAACTTTCTGAGGTTTTGCAAGATCGAACAGCAGTAGAAGTTCAGACGGCTGTTATGGATTTGTTAATAAGCAAGAATCCAGAGGCGTGGAAGAACACTCAAGAATACAGAGCAGAAGATGCGGCGGAGGCTGCGCTACAACAATCTCGTCAAGAGCAAAAACAATCAGCAGTAACAAGGCAGCTAGAAAGCATGGGCCTTAAAGAGGGGACTGAAGAGTATCAGGTTCAAAAGCGCATTCTTGAAAATGAATATGATCGTTTAATTAATGTTGCAATAGGGCGAAGAGTTGCAGAAACATTAGAATTTAAAGCTCTATAAATAGTTAACGATTAATAAATCTGGGAAATAAAATGGCTACTGATACTTCTGATAACGCTCAAGTCTTAACAGGCAATCAGTTATTTTCAGACGACATTATTGCCGAAATAAAACAAGCGGCTCTTGGTGCTGATTTTGAATCTAGCAAAGATAAGGCAATGCCAAAATTTTCTGAAGATATACTAAAGGAAATTTCTCAAATTGCAGAAGATGAGATATCTAAAAGCAAAGATAAAAAAGAGTTTCTTTCTAGGGAGTTTGTGAAAGGATTGACATTTGGCACATCAGATGAACTAGAAGCCTTGCTGTCAGATGAGTCGTACAATGTTGCGCGAGCGCGACAACAGGTAAAGCGCGAAAAGTTTATAAAAGAAAATCCTTCTATTGCTGATCTTGCTGGGCCGGTTGAATTTTTAGGATCTATTCCTACCGGTCTTGGTTTGTCTGGCGCATTAGCTAAAGCCGGGGTTAAATCGCTTGCTAAACAAGGGGCTATTGAAGGTGCTTCGTATGGCGCTTTTAGCGGAGATACTTTTGAAGATCGGCTTGGTACGGCAGCAGTAGGCGGTCTTGGCGGACTAGCTCTTGGTAAAGTTATGGATGTAGCTATCTCTCCTTTGTCTGCTGGCGGATTAAAAACAAAAGCAGACGATCTTGCAGATGATGGAATTGAAATAGAACCTGTAGTTCGCAATAGAGATAATGATGCGGTGCTAGCAAAAGAAATCTACAAAGAGGTAGATGATCCTTTGTATGCAAAACAGTCTTTGTCAGAAGCCAAAACATTTGGTGAGTTTTATGAAGGAGTTAAGAACGCCACTAAAAACTTTTACTACAATAAAATAGCTGGTATTGATACCGACCTTGCTAGAAATGTATCAAGAAAGGTAGGCGCATTAGTCTCTCGTATTGATATAGCTGCGCTTAGAATAATAGATAAAGACCTTAACGCTTTGTCTAAAGAGTTGGTGCCTGTATTGCGAGTTATTAATGACAGCACTCACGCTAAAGGTGTGCTTCTTGATTACGGGAAGGGATCTCTTGGAAAGACAAGAGAAGAATCTCTTGCTAACTTGCAGAAAGAGCTGTCCCAAGAGCTTAACTCTGAGCATATGGGATCTCTTCTTAGATACCTTGATTACAGCTTCAAGAAAAATCTTGATTTAAACTCAAGAGTATTTGGGTATAGCTCAGATCTAGACAAAACCTATCTGCACACTCGACTTAGTTCTGAGTTGCGGAAAAAAATGAAAGAGGAAAAAGGATTAACCGATGAGCAACTTGATGAGCTATTTGAAGACCCTGCTTTTAAGCTCCGTAGTCGCGGTGATTATCTTAACTCTGGGGAT